GAAAATTTTCAAAAAACTTTTTTATGTGTGTTATGTGCGTTAATGGCTTGAAAATAAGGTATTTAGGGATGCGGATATTGAGGGCAATTCTTAATAAGGGTCAAAATGCCTTAGTTTTCGCACGTTTTACCCCAAATGGATAGAGGGGCATAGTGCCCCGGAATGAAAGGTAAGTTATGAAACCGAAGGTTGAGAAGGTTTTGGAAGAATTGGACGGCATCTTCAAGAGCCGGGACCGGACGCTGGAAGTCCTGCTCGGTTCGTGGTTGGAGTCTGTCCTTCCAGAGCGAATCGAAAACCATAGCTTAGAAGAAGCCGATACCTTGCCGAAGCTTTGCGATATGTTCCTTGCATGGCGGTCGGAAGAAAAGGTCAAGGCTATAGGCAAAATAGCCGGAATCGAGGACGAAGCGCCGGTGAAGCTTTCAGCCAAAGCGATGCAGCACCTTGAAAGTCTGGGTCTTTTGCGGTCTGACCTAAAGGAAGCCATTTCGGACGAGGAAGTTTTTCGAATCGACGCATGGGAGGCCGGTTGTATTCAGGCTCAAAGGTTCTTAAGTGAGGGCAACATCGAGGAATTGGCCCCGCTTGCCAAAGAGCGGATTCGACGGCTTGGCGGTTCGGATGAAGATTTAGCCCTTATCGAAAACGAAGTGAAGCGGGCGGAGCAGGATGATATTTGGCGGTATGGTTCTACTCAAAATATTTTTTATTTGATGTTCTATGCAGAGGTTCGGGTGATTTCGGTTATGGACGTATTTTGCGACACCCACGAAATGTACTCGTATGGGGGTAAGATAGTTGGCGAGAACCTGATTGATAAATTTGTGGGCATGGCGCAGTTCATAGCGGAGAGGCATTACACCAGAATGGCGCGAGATGAACAGGTATTGGAGCAAGCCACTAAAACCGCCAAGAGGCTCAGGCAAAAGCTAAAGCGGCAGGGCAAACTTGAGAACGATGAGATAGCGGAAGTATTGAGGGCCGAAAAAATCATAAAGGAAATCACGGAAAGACACGGCAGATATAAGCAGAATTTGAATGAGAGGCTGGAGAAATATAAAAATGGCGAAAAAGAAAAAAATTAAAAGTGATTCAAAGGTGGGCTATGGCAAACCGCCGAAAGAGCATTGTTTCAAAAAAGGCGAATCGGGTAATCCCAATGGCCCACCAAAACACCGTATGCAACTTTGGACGTATTTGTGTCGTTACGCAAATATGACAGACGCCGAATTTGACAAGCTTAAAAAAGGGAAATTGATGCAGTCCCAACAGGCGGCGATAAAACTTATCGAGAACTTGAAGGAAGGAAAATATTCCCCATCCGGGAAGCTTGCACGGCACATTTTTGATAGAGAAGAGGGCCGACCAACGGAGCATATTATCGTTGGTAGTGATGCCACTTTAACCGATGAGGAATGTTCGGAAGTCCGAAAGGCTTTGTTGAAGCGATGTTAACCGACCGCCAAATACGCAGTATTGGTAAAAAGATTCTTTTGTATAGGCCTCTTCCGGGGCCGATGGAATTTCACCGGAGCAAGGCTAAGAATCGCTGGATTTTCGGAGGCAACCGCTCAGGCAAGTCCGAGAGTTGTATCGGTTACGATTTATGCTCGTATGCTCTTGGAGTCCATCCGTACCGCAGGACGCCGGAGAAAGCAACGATATGGGCGGCGGCAAACTCATGGCCCCTGGTCGGGAAGTTATTGTGGGAAGAAAAAATCAAGTCTTACCTGCCTATGGGCCAAATTCAATCGATTTCATGGCACAATAAACAGGACGAAATACCGGCGGAACTACGGCTTGTAAATGGCAATCGAATTGAATTCAAAGCGTATGAACAGGGCCGAAAAGTCTTCGAAGGTCGTGCCATAGACGCCTATTACGGGGATGAGCAGTGCAAAAGCGACAGTGAGGCCATTTTAACCGAAATACAGGCCAGGCTTATGGACAAGAACGGGTTTTCTGCCCAAAGCATGACGCCCATCATTCCGCAGGCATGGCTGGAAGAACGGATTGGCGCTCTACCGGAGACGGACGAGGTTTTTTACGCTAACTTGAATGATAATCGTAAGAGTCGGGGCGGATACATCGACGATAAAGAAATCGAATTGATGATTGCTCAGTGGCCCGCCGAAGTGCAGGAAACCCGTATCAAGGGATATTTCGCCGCTTTCGCCGGGGCGGTTTATAAAAGTTTCAAACGGGATGCTCACGTTGTCGAACCGTTTCCGATACCGGATGATTGGACACGGTATCGGGCCATTGATTTTGGGTTCAACAACCCGTTTGCCTGCCTGTGGTTTGCAAGAGACAATGACCGCAGGTGGTACGTGTACGCCGAGCATCATCAGTCCCGTGAAACATTAGCCTACCATGCCGAGCGGATTAAGCAGATCAGCGGTCGTGAGAAATACAGGGCAACATGGGCTGACCATGACTCTCAGGATTGCTGCGAATTAAGGCAGTTGGGTATTCCCACGACGCCGGCTAAAAAAGATGTTCACTTGGGCATTGAAGCCGTTCAATCCGCCTTGAAAGTTCAGGACAACGGCAAGCCCAGGTTGTTCATTTTCAAAACTTGCAAGAATACGATTAAGGAAATATCGGGGTATAAGTGGGCGGAAGGCACGGAAACTAAAGACGCTAAGGACGAACCTTTCAAAGTGAATGACCATGCTTGCGATTGTGTTCGTTACGCTATTTACGGAATTGAGGGGAAGTGGTTCTTTTCGGAATCGGATTTATCGTAGGGAGAATTTTGACATGACATGGGAAGATTTGAAGAAGGTAGAATTAAATCAATCGTTCGACATTCGGGATTTGAGGGATTGTTGCCGGGCAGTTTACGGCGCAATTGCCTGGCCCGGCAAGCGTGAAGGTTGCGCGGTCGTTGTTGCAATGAGCCATTCCTTTTCGCATGGGGAAAGTGAGGTCTGCTTAATCGCAGAATACGAATCCTTTAGCGTGAGAGACATTGTTCGGCAAAGTTGCGGTCTTGACGTGAAGTATGGGCCTAAGCAATGGATCGGGAATCGAGAGTATGGCCCGGCACAACGGTTTATAAACGAGATGAACGATAATTTGACGAAGCGAAAGCAAAAAACATTTAGTCTTAGCGAACCGTTTGAGTTGCTGGAAATGAAGCCGCTTTATCCTTACATTCTGGACGAAATCAGACGGTTGCGGAATGAAGATCGCCGCCGGCTGTTTCTGCCGGACGATAGCAAGATACGCAATTATCTTAGCGAAATCGAGGCGGATGAAATCGCAGACCTTGAACTTGGCGCATATCCTGCGGCGGAAGCCTTAGCCTTTGGGACTATCGAGATACTCCGTCAGGAGAAATACCTTAGGGAGCAAGGGCCGTATCGCAGCCCCTATGACAATGATGTTTTGAGGCGTGGATTTAAGAAGCGATGAAGAAATTACTATTTTTCGCAGCTTTAATTCTCAGCGCCGATGCGTGGGGTGGTTGGTCTATACAGAGTACGAGAAACGGCAAGTTTAAGAGCCTTGTGGCAGTTCCCGGCTCCGGCACAACACCATCAGGTCATACGTGGACTGAAGACCAGGTTTGGACGGTGGCGGAACGGATTATTGACGGCAAGACGGAAACGACTATCGAAATGTTCACTCCCGTAGACTACATAGACGATGACTATGCGTGGTTCGTGGATTGCGGGGGCAGAAGATGGATACCGGCAGTGCCGGGAACGGAAGAAATATATCCCTGTGAATATCCGACTTTGCAGGAACTAACTGCCGACGAGATACCGGACACACCGGCGGAACCTGTGGATACGGAATTGGTAGCGGCAACGAATGTAAATACCTATGCTGGACTTCAGGCGATGGCCGGGGCGGGTCATTACAATATTACGGGGGATATAGACCTTACGGGCGAAACTTGGACGCCGATTGCTAATTTTACAGGAGTTATAGAAGGCAATAACAAAACAATTAGCAATCTGACTATAAATTCACCGACAACAGATTATCGGGGAATGTTTTATTCATTTGGGACAGGTGCGGAAATTCGCAATCTGAATTTTTCTAATTGTTCTGTGACATGCGACCAATACGGGGCTATTCTGGTAGCATTCATCGCTGGAAAAAATTCTATTATTCTAAAAAATATCAACTTCAGCGACTGCACATTAAATCCTGATGATTATGCCGGTATAATGGTGGGTAACGTAACAACATCACACTCGTGCTATTTTTCCGACTGTACTGTTGCTAACAGCACAATAGATGCACAAACGGGTG